TCCAATCATAAGCATAGTAATATGCCTCAACCTCTCCCTCATCATTACACTTCTCTGCTCTAAGAGTCTCTACAGGCATATGGTATACCTCAACGATCTTAGTCTTATTCTGATTGTAGATCAACTGAAAAGCACCATTGCCTAACATGTAGTAGTCATTGATTACTTTCTTCAACTCCTGATCCTTAATCAGTTTTCTCAACTGAAGATAAGCCTCTGGATTCTTACCTGAATCTGTAGCATCAATACCTTGACCGAAGATCATATCAATGATCCCAGAGATTACTGCATTGTTCGTAGGAGAACCATTATAGCGATCAATCAGATACTGAAAATAATCATTGTCATCTCCATACTCTACCCAACCCTTTCTAGGGTTCTCACTTACTACAGGAGTAGTATAGCTAGATAGTTGAACAAACTTGAAATTACTCTCCATAAATCTTAAACTCGTTATCCATAGTCTCCTCTGTAGTAGCCATCTTTGGCTGATATGTTGCTACACTAGATCCTGTTGGAATGATATATATCTTGTCTTGTGAAAGTAGCTTGATTTTGCCCACTTCCCAAATCTTGATCACATAAAAACTCTCCGCTACTAAAGCAGATACATCATAGGAGAAGGTTAGCACCTTCCTGAAATCATCATATGATCCAGATATAGCAGTATCTACCTTCTCAACTCTTTCACTCTCAGAGATAATTTCCATCTCAAAAGACTCCGTTGTGAAGTCCCTGAGATACATCGTTATCTGTGGAGTTGTATTTTCTTCTACAATAATCATCTAATTATAAAACCCAAAAGATATATAATGGTTACATTTGCAGTGTTCATCTCTCTTAGGTAGCACTGCTACCAAAAAAGAAGCCCCTCCGAAAGGAAGGGCTTTTTTGATTCTATCAGGATCTGATCTTAGATATCACTAATAGTTGAAGCATCAGCAGTAATCGTAGCATCTACGAAGTTAGCAGGAATCTTCTCCTGAGCATTCATTGTCAAAGTATATCCAGACAAATCACCCATCGCAGCACCTGTAACGATTGTACCACCATTAACCTCAGCACCATAATCCAATCCCATCAGGAACTTGTTGCCGTTGTTATCCTCTACTACTACATGAGGTCTAGCATAAGAGATCAACTTCAACTCATTGTGAGTTTGCTTAGTCATCTTCTTAAATGTAAGACTCAATGTCTGATCAAAGAATGTAGTCCCATTCTCACGAGATGAAGTAATTGTCTGCTCAAAGCTAGAGTTTCCTTTTACCTCAAACTTGAACCAACTTGGAGTACCTCCAAATGAATCAATCACATCCGTATCTGTTGCATCATAGGTGATCGCACCTAATGTCCCGAAGTCAGCAAAGTAAACGGCAGTGATACCACCTACTACATCCTTACAGGGTTCGTTTCTTCCTTTTGTTAAAGCACACGCCATATCGTTGTCTATTTAAAATAAAAAAGGGCAGACAGGCTTTAGCCCACCTGCCCCTTCATTGGTTAATCAATCAACTATTAAGTATAGTATACGATGTCAGCACCGATACCAATCTGAACACCTGCAGTGAAGCGCATAACTACACGAACATTTTGTGATCCATCAAGATCAGCCATGTCTAGTAATTTCACTTCTTGGTGGTCGCTCAACAAACCTGTACCGAAGAACAAGTTAGATTTCTGAGCAGCAACCATATCATTAGTAGGCATACCAGAAGCAACGAACAACTTAACACCATCAAAGGCTAGATCGCCTCCGTTGTACCAAGTAGTACCATTAGAAGCAACACCATTGCCTCCTAGACCATTAGCACCGAACCCACCTAAAGCACGAACATAAGAACGAGCGATATGCTGAGATACATAGATGTAAAGATCTTCTTTACCATATAATGCAGCAGGGATAGCATCAACTACTTTACCCAACTCATCAATAACATTAGCAGCAGTGATAGTAGTACCTACTACATCTACAACTGAAGCATCTGCAGCCAATAGAGCAGTGAAGCCATCAAACTCACCTGCGTTAGCATCAGCACCTGCCCAGATGTTAGTCTCATTCTTTGCAGCTACCTTAGCAGCAACATAACCGATTAAGTAATCAGCGAAGTTAGCAGGTAACTCATCAAAAGCAGAGTAACCCATTGAGATTGCTTCCCAGTCGCTTACAAAGTCAGACTTACACAATTCTAGGTTTACCTGTAGTTCTTTTGGAGTAAGAACTTTCTCAGCCAAAGTCAAAGTAGAAGTATCAGAGAAATCACAAGTTGCATCTTTAGTGATTGCATCCAAGTTCATTGTCTTTAAAACCTCTTTGTACTTGACATTTGGTTTAATAGTAATACCGCCACCTTCAATAGTGTCGGCACTCAATAATGCAGCAGAAACATATTTCCCTGCAAATTCACCAGCATATGTGGTAGTAATTGAAGTGGTTGTAGCCATTTTTCTTCTTTATTAAAATTAGGATAATTTACTCATTACACGAGATAAGGTTGTTCCTCCAGCCTTCTTGCTGAATTGTACCATATCTGGTTTCTTATCTACAGGAGCAGCAGCGACCTTCTTAGCAGCAGGTGCTTCATCAGCACTCATCTCTACCTTCTCCTCAGTTACTTCTTCAGAAACTTCTTCAGCAGCCATCTCTTCCTCTTTAGGAAGCATAGCAGCGATCATCTCTTTTAATTCATCAATAGCAGCACCAAACTCTTCTTTGGTTACATAAGCCATCTCTTCCTGAGCCATCTCAGTAGATTCTTCTTCTTCTACTACTTCCTCAGCAACTTCCTCACCTGCTTCACGAATCTCAGCAATCACACCTTCCTCAACGATAACGAGGATGCGACCATCTTCTAACTCATGCTCTCCAACAGGAGCAGCAACCTTCTCATCATCTTCACCTAGTAAGAATACATTCTCACCTGCCTCAAATGATTCTGCTTCTACTACAACACCTCCTGCGAGTTTCATTGTAGCCATCTCAACTTTTACTTCCTCTTGTACCTCTGGAGTCTCTTGAGGGGTAAGAGCCATTTCAATCTTCTTGAATACTTCTTGTAGATTCATTTCTTTGAACTTTTCTAATTAAACAACTATTTATTAAGATTTTGGGTTATTTTCATAACTGATCCAATTCCTTCAATTTACTCTCTGCCCATCTCTTAGCAGATAATCCACCCCATAACATATATGAGATATATCCACAGGATGTGGTGTCTCCCTCATCATAGTATTCCTGCGCTCTGCTTAGGTAACTATACATTCTCTTTATAGTCTCAACTGATAGAGGCTGCTTCTGAGCCAACTGCTGCGCTCTAACCTTACCTACCTGAGTAGCACATTTATTCCCTTGCTTCTCATTGAGTTCAATACCCTTCTTTGCGTTGTTAGAAACTGAATCAGGATAGTCTCTGTATGATTCCATCTCTAGCTTCTTACCGCTCTTATATCTCTTGTCGTTCTTTACAGAACCTTTGATTATTCCCAGAAGATAAAGTGAGAGCAGGTGGTCTGCTTCTTCTGATTCAATTCTAGATAATTCTGTATTGATCTCAATAGCCGACTCTCGCTGCATGAACCATCCTTCAATGCTGAATCCTTTGACCTTCCCACTTTTGACATATTCATTCCAGATATCCTCATTATTGACCTTCATACTCACCATCCAAGTTCCTACAGGATACTCTAAGCCATAGGCTCTGCTCTTATCCTTCTCTGAATCTTCTATGATCCAACTCTCAACTAATGATAAGCCTGATATCTTCTCCTGATGCTCTAGCGTAGCATTGCCCTGCTTACCATTCATCAGATACAATTCAGAGGCTCTGCGGATTGTCTCCTTTGTAAAGAATACATAATACTCCTGATCACCTTCAACTCTGTAGATAGGCTTCTCTGGAATCATTGCTGCTCCCATCAGGATCTTCTTCTCCTGATCTACCTCCTTGAATTCAAACTTGTGGTCCTTACTCATCGTGATGAAGTCTTCCTCTATAGCAGGATGCTCCACTATGGATATCGCATCTATACCATGAAGGAGTTTATCCTCATCTAATACTAACTCAAAAAACTTCATATCTATCCTATTGTTGCCGTTTCTCTAATCTTTCTATCCATCTTCGCAGCAGTCTGCACATCTTGATTCACTACATATGCTCTCACAGGAGTCTTACTTAGAGACTCTGTAATCTGATTCCCTAGATCAGATACTTGAGTATTCAATGATAATCTAGGAGTGATTGCAGGTGCTGATATCTGTGGTCTTGCGCCCCCTCCACTAACACTACCTCCTGAAGGAGTAGGAACAGGAGTAGCATAGATCTGTCTTACTGATGCAATACCTGAAGCTACAACTCCTGCTGCTGCTACCGCACCAAATATACCCCCTTGAGCAAGTGCCTTCGTAGCACCTGTGTAAGTATTGATGATAGCCTCTGCAGCACTTAGTGCTTTTCCTGCTTGAGCATTCTCTCCTGCTAACTGACTTAATGATCCTAGAGTACCTGCTACGATACTCAACTCCGCCATCTTCTGCTCTCTGGTTTTCTTTAATGAGTCCTTTCTGATCTGATCAGCCTGATTCGCATACTGCTGATCTATCATAGCCATATTCGTTCTCAGCATCTGATGCATCTGCAACTCATTATCTACTGCAAACTTCTTGCTATCTATAGTCTTAGCATTAAGAGATACCTGTGCACTCTCCTCTTCTCTGAGCAGTCTTATCTGCTCCTGATGTTGCTTATTTAAGGAGTTATAAGTAGCAACCAATTCCTTAAGTCTTGTATCTCTCTGAGCATTCAACTCAATCACACGAGCATTAGCCTCTGCCTCTTCTTGTAGATCTTCTCTCGTAGATTCTCCCAGAGCATTCTGTTCTGAAATTATTCTCGCTCTTTCTTTAGCGATTTCAATCTCTTCTTTTGACAACTGATTTTCAAGATCCATAGCATCTTTAAGTGCATTGGCTCTTTCCTGTAAACTCTTAGTTTCATCTGCTGCAATAAGTTTCAAAGATTCAATGTCTGCAAGTCTTTTCGCTCTGACTTCAATCATTGCTATTTCTTGATCCTCTAATGCTTGAAGGTCTTTAGTAAGTTGTACTGCAGCACTTGCCTCATTTCTTATCTCTTCACCTAGTCCTGCGAAAGATCCTTTAAGTAGATCTACACCTGCACTAAAATCTCCACTAAGTATTTTTAATAGACCACCACCGAATGTAGATAATCTATCAACTAGAACACTTATAGTAGCACCTAAACCTGCAAAAACCTGTTTTAATTTATCTGCGCCTTTTTGGGTTTGAGTAAAATAAGTAACCAATGAACCAATAGCGAGAACAAGTAATCCAATGCCTGTAGAGGCAATAGCTACTTTTAAAGACTTGAATGTAGCAATGCTTCTGATTCTAAAGGTTTTTAAACCTTTAATACCATCAACAATACCAAGACCTATTCCTTTGAGTGCGGCTGCGCCTTTCTTTAGACCTGTAATAAATCCTCCTGTGAACTTATCAGCAGCATCCTCAAGATCCGCCATAGACTGAGCAGTTCTTTTTGTTGATTCATTTAAATCATCAACATTCTTCTTACCCTTCTTGGTATTTACACCAATTTCTATTTCTTTCTTAATCGCCATCCAATTTGTTCTTTAGCTTCGCTCCACTTAGTGAGAATCTTCCATTCTCCTTTAGCTATCATCAAATCCTGATCTGTAGCTTCTACTTTCTGAAGTTGCTCAATTATAAAACCCAAGTGCATCACACATCGTTTAGAAGTTCCAAAGTAGCCTCCTGAGTTCTCAGGTTTATCTGGATCTCATTAATAACATATCTCCTTCCATTGATATCTAACTTATCATTCATCCTCAACTGAGAAGAGACACTAAAAGGCAGTATCGCCTTCATCTGATATATCCTCCTGCTAGTTGAGTAGAGATCAGTGATATAATCTTCCCAGAATTGATTGTATAAGGTCTGCACGAAACTCTGCTCATGAAGAGGATCAACTTCAAGTCCATAGGTTAGCATTTGTGTTACATCTGCTGCAACTCTGTTATTAATGTTTCCACATAAGTACACCTGATTACTACGAGATGTGGTTAAACCACTCTCATCTAAGAATCCAATAGGGTAAGAAGTGATGTCTAAAGTAGAAGGTGAGTAGAAGATAACAGGCTCTCCGATATATGGCTTACCTTCCTTATCAATACTCTTTCCTACTAGGAAATTAGTTACTCCATTACTAGGATCATCTAACTTCTGATACTTCATTAATTCAAAAGTAGATTCTGTCTTTAACTCTCCACCATCAAATGTAAAGTCCGCTCTAAGATCTCCATATCCTATCCCTCCATTAGCATTGCGATATGCCTCTTCTAGGTATGAACCCGATTCCTGATAATTGAATGAGATCCTTCTATAGAGTTCTGGTCTTTCTATCTTCTGTGAAGATATA